AAGATCGTTAGTGTTTCCAAACTTATTTCTCGCTGAAGATACATTCGAATAATGTTTGGATGTTGTCCATCTTTAACTTCAAACCATTCATTTAATTCATCAGAGTTCCATCCTTTCATAAAATGAACATCATTTTTAAACATGTATGTTAAAGACTCTTGCTTCTTTTTCCATTCTTTGTATCGGTTCTCACTCTCTTCTGAAAGTAATTCTCCTACCCATATTTTTGGATCGTGCAAGAAGTTTGCAACAAGAAAGTTTTCTAAGTAATTCTCTTTTCTATTTCCAAGTTTTGCAAAAAATATTTTATCTTTGCGCTTTAAGAATGAATCATAACTCGCATTGATCTTTCCATTATACTTGAAATAATCATAACTTTCAATAGCGAAATGATTTTTTACCGCAGTATAAATTTTGTATGCATCAAAAGCATCCACAACTAATCTCCTAAAGGTAGCCTTGCTTTTCCTGTACTGATTAGTTTTGCTTTAATTGCTTCTCCTTCAATTACAGATTTCATTTTTGGTGTAATTAAAGATGCGGCAGTTTCAACTTCAAGATTCTTTTGTTCGCAATATAGAAGAACTGCATCCAACATTGTGATTGGATGCTTCTCACGAATCAATGCTTTGATCTCACCTTCAAATTCTTTTTGTGTAAGTATCTTAAGATTCATTCAGCCCTCACCGCTACAATTCTTCCATGTTGATAGTGACCATACTTGTTTTTTCTAGTGGAAGGCCTTGCGGTTCGCAGACTTTTATTCTCTACATCTTCTTTCGTAGCATAGTAACTGTAAGGAATCTTTTCTTTACCATATGCTTTCACTTCAAATAATTTCTGTGTCATATTATTTCCTAGCGAGTGGTGGTGCGGGCGGTGCATCTACTGTATTGTGTGTGATTGAATATGCCAAGCATACATTATCAGTACCAGATGCATATGCACATCGAACTGCAATTGGATCAATACCTTTTCCAATTGCGTTTTCAATGTTCTTTGACATGAGTGTTTTCTCTGTAACTGATATCATGTATACAGTAAAACACACGATGATTAGTGCGACTATAAATGCCGACACACTAAATATTCTGGTTGAGGGTATATTGAATGTACTGTTCATTTCCTTTTCCTTTATCTTCATAGAAAATATGTCTGCCAATTTGTGTAGTCTTTCTAACATTTTTCCATCTTGGGTTAACATAATCTGCATGGTAGAATAACGCTCCCTGTGTTGGATCTCTCATATTTTCAAAGTTCACATAAAAATAGATTGATAGTCTAAGTATCTCATTATATACTGCATTGTACTCTCTTGTCAAGAGATCGTTTTTAGAAATATGATATGGACCAGATTCACAATACCAAGAGAACTGGCAAGTGGTTCTAATCTTTTGTTTCACAACTTCGCATATTGTATTTGGGTAGTCTGGACTTAATACTCGGTTCATAGTCACGAAAGCAACTGCAAACATGCCTTCAGTAGGCTCGCTTCTTGCCTCGAAGTATATGTTTTCTGCTAGACATTCTAATTCTTTTTTTGCTTCACGATTGAAACTAGAGTAACTAATTTCCATCGGTTGAGATGCGGCTTCTACATCAAGTTCTTTATACTGCAAACTAGCCACGATTGTCAAACATGCGAGTATCAATATTTGAGCCTTTACCAAAATGGCTTTCATATTTTACCTCCTTCTGTTTTAAAGGGTGTAGATTTATTTAGTATACTTTGATATAAAAATGGAACAATCTTTTACTTTAGAATGCTCTCTATCATTAAATTCTTTTAATGAGTCGAGATCCATCCCTTTTCCATGATTGTGATGTTGGTGTCCCATGTTCCGCATAATGTCGGACTTAGGGATTCTTGTTTGAATTTGTAGTCTTCTTTTAACCATTTCTGGACTTGATATACAATTAGCATAATGAAATAGAATTGCTTCTTCACAATTAAACTTAGGGAAATGTCTTCCTGCGTCATACTGTATGTCTGAAAAATTATGTAGACTTCTTGATCTTCTTGTCAAGAAATCGTCATTGTAATGAATGCCAAAAGTCTTTTGCTCCCAAATAGGAATTGTCTTATTTAGACTCCCCTCTGGATCCCAATCAAAGAATGATATAGAAGGAATCAGATATTGGGTTGCTTCATCACGATCATGCATCAGTTCATTTACATTACCAACAAGAAACTCTGTTACATTTAATGCAATGCGCCAACCACCAAACTGTCTTTCATATGCCATAACTTCAGCATCGATCTGCCATGCACCAAACTCTTTGTTTACTGATTTGACTACTTGCCATGTTGGGCATATCTCTTTGCATATCTCAACGGATCGATCTGTCGAGTCATAGTCAATCAGTACACCAAAGTCAAAATACTTCTTGTGATGTTCTAGCCACCACGGAAGCAAATACTCTTCATTGTAAAAATGTGTTATGATTGTTTTCATAATTGTGTAAAGTTCAATTGTACGAAAGAGTCATTAGAATTATTTCTGTATTGTTCAATCTTCTGCTTAATCTCTTTGAAGAAGTTCCAAGAGAGAGGAACCCAGATTACATCTTTCTGCAAAGTATTGATGTGATCAAGAGACACAATAGGAATTCTCATTCCAGGTGTATAGAGTCCTTGCTTCAACGGATTGTCATCTACGATATAATCAAACTTGATTTGACCAAAGTTTAAAACTGTATTGCCTTTAGCGGCAGCACCGTAACCAACAATCAGTTGATCTTTCCTTGATGCTAGTTTTTCTTTCAAGTCTTCAATCGTTCGATAGGCACTCTTCTCAAATTTTTCAATCATCGATATTGTAACTGGTGTTTCAATTGTAGGTGCTTTCAATGCATTGGATTTACCAATCACAAATACATAACTCGTTCCATGAATGTCTGTATGAAATGCGTCTTGCAGACATAGACCAGCGGCTTCAACGACTGCCTTCATGGACTGTTGACTGAAGAAAGAAATATGTTCGTGGTAGACAGTATCAAATTGTCCAAGTCGAACCATGTTCGCTTGTGATGTTTGAATAAAGATTCTACCATCATCTTTCAAATTGTCTTTGCATATCTCTAAGAATTCTTTCGGATATGTATTGTGTGCAAAAACATTTTGTGCCGTAATTACATCAAACTTCTGATTAAACTTTGCAATAGATTCTTTCGTCAAGTAATCACACACAATCGTATGCTTGTCCTTTGAAATCTCATAAAGATTTTCTGCTGGATCGATACCAAATGTATTGTGACCAAATTGTTTGAATGCATCTAATTGTGATCCATCATTACATGCAATGTCCAAAACATCAAGTGATGATCTACGCATCCATTGATCAACTATCTTTACAAAGTCGATAAAATAATTTTGTAGAGTTTTTGTAGTGCCACTTACATACAGATAATTCTTGAACAGAAGATTTGGATCAACTGCATGGGACAACTGCAGGTGTGTGCATCGATTGCAATAGTTGAGTGCAAGAGGAAATGTAAGTTCTTCTTCGTTAGGTTCTTTCAGATAACTATTTGCTAGTGGTTGTTTTCCTAGATCAAGTGCTACTTGCAATTCTTCATTACCACAACACAAACATTTCTTAAGTTCTTTACATGAATCTTGAGAATTCTCCATCATTGTCCCTTGTGCTATAATTTGTAAATTTGTGATTCGCTTTTAATTCTTCAACCAGACTTTCTACTGTATCAGTAAAAACAAAGTTTGCTACTTGTTCAAACTTGCGAGTGTTCATTTCAAAATCATAAGATACTGCATCTGGAGGATGAATGACTAATTCTGCATTGCATACTTTTGCTACGGTGTGTGCAAGTGTACTTACATTTGAATTGAAGGATGATAGATTGTATTGTCCAGCAGGAATATCATTCTCAATTATTTTTTCTAATGCACGAATCAAATCGTTTATTCCAAGAATCGCTCTACGAATATTCATGTTCTTTGCATTGACCTGTCGAGTGTCAATTGCATTTCGTACCATAGAGTTCAACATCAATTCTTGTCTTGTATTTGGGGATGCACCATTCACAGTTCCAAA